TGTCGTCGCGTGACTCCTCAGCCATCAAAGCTGTTCTATCTCAATAAACCAACGATACACCCCTTGGGAGGTTTTGTATTCGTCGATCTCCTCCTTCCTCTGGCTCTTGATTTTGTACTTGGCTCCAGCAGGCTGTAAGACCTCACCTTCTTCCTCAAATATGCTTTTAACATCGTTTGAAATATCAACACCACGTTTGTTTTTCATAGACAAAATAACTTCATTATTATTGCCATTAAGAAACTCTCGTTTCAATGTTGAGTTCTTAGTCCAACTTTCCATGGCTAAGGTTTCGTTGCCTGATTCAATTCCTTTGACAAGCTGCTCCAACTTATTGTTATCCATATTCATTCCACGTTTTACCACGCCTTCATATTTGGGGCCGCCTTCTAAATAACCCTCCATTTTGGCAATTTTATTTCTTAGCCCTTTTGGTGTCTTCTCATAAACAGACACCTGGAAATCTTCGTAGTAGTTAAGCCCAACGCCTTGCTCTTTGGCCATCTTGAACTGTTCCGCACGCATCTTGCGGAAGTCAGTACCAGACCATGCTTCGAGTTCTTTTCGAGGGGCTTTAGTCAGCTTGTTAGTTCTGGCCTGCTCTTTTAAAACCTTTTGATACTTGACCCGGCCTTCTTTAGATGCTTTTACGCTGGCATCGGCTTGTACTTTTGCTTTTAACTCTTGCAGCTCTGCAGATACTTTCTTGTATTTCGTTAATGCGTCTTTGGATGGCTTGGCTTTGACTAGCTCTGGCGTAAGGTTTTTTAGCTCAGTTTGCAATGTTGCCAACCGTTTTTCAGCAACAGCCAAAGGTGCGCTTGCTTGCGGCTTCAATGTCTCTTTTAATTCTTTTTCTAAGTTTTTAGCTTTTGCTTTTGCCGTATCAGCCGCTGCTTTTGCTTTGGCAGTGCTTTTCTTGGCTTCGTCAAGCTCCGCCTGAAGCTGTTTAGTTGTTTGAGGCTTAGGAGCAGGCTGTGGTTTGGGTTTAGGTACAACCTTTGGTTTGGGTTTAGCTTTTGGCTTTGCTTTGATCTTTGATGGATCGCCATAAGCCTCTTTCAAGTCTTTAATTGTTTTCTCTGATCCGTCCTCACGCACAAAACGCCGGATCGCTCCATCAGGGCCGTACTTGCGCGACAACGCATTGAAATAACCGACTTGGCCTTGATCGCCAAGCACTTTTTCCTGCACAGCCTTTGGCTGCCGCTTCAGCCATGGGCCATAGTTCTCGCCATCTGGAATGTTTTTGTCCGAACCTGGCCTGCCTAATTTGCTTGGTGGCGGTGGATCAAAACCAAGCTTTTCATAATCAACAATTGGAACTGTGGTTGATCTGCAGTTGAAATGCTGCGGAGGGATTGGGCCTTTGCCGTAAGGGTGCTCCGTACCATCCAAGGCTCTACAGACAGGGGAAGTCCTGCTGTCCAGAGTTGCTGTGTATCGATACTTTGTCGTGATGTCTTGGTTGGCCTCATAAGTTTTCATGCTCGCCGCGTTGGCCACTTGATTCACACTGGTGCGAACCAACGTGCGGATCTGATTGTTCGCACGAACAGTTGACTCACCACCAGCGCGAAGGATCTGAGAAATAGGACCAGCATCTCCCTCAGTTAAACGACCCTTGAGCCTTCTAATAATTGAGTCTGTTGACTCACCCGTTAAAAACCCATTGCGAACTGCTTGGCCAAAAAACGCGGCCTCCTTTTGGGCCATGTTTGCAAACGAGTTCTTTAAGACCTGACCGTTAGGCAGCGTCATCGTCACCCCATCAGCAACCGTGACCCTGACCACATCTTTGGCCCCTTTTACGGCAGCCTCTAAGTCATCGCTAAGTGAGACGATCCCCTGTTGTGTTGGATCTGCTGTTGCTACAGCCTCAGCGAAACGCGGGCTAATCTCAACCGATCGGACTTGATTGCGAAATTCAAGCGGTATTGCTTCCCTTAGCTGTTCCTCAACAAACCCAGCTTGAACACCTGCTAATTCTTCCAGCTCTCTTACTGACAGAGCCGTGCTGTTTGACGCCCACTCGTTGAGAGATGTTTTTAATTGGCCCAGAGTGGCCCTTAACCGTGCAGCTTTTGCAGGCGCAGAAACAGCATCAAGCCCAGCAAGGCGCTGAGCAGTATCCACAAGTAAATCGTTGTATGAAACGATGATCCGCTTGGCAACACTGTTGCTATAGCGGTTGAGGTCGATGGCATTGCGGTAAAGCTCGGCAGGTGTACTCATTTTTCATAAATGCCAAGGGCTTGAGGTTCTTCGATGCAAACAACAGCGGCATCAGCGCCAAGCTTTAAAGCGTTATCAAGGATTGACGTAAATTCCGCCACCACATCTTTGTCATAAGTCGCAATACTGCTTTCGGTCACGGCGCAAACCTTGCCGTCCAAATACCAAGTCAGTCTGATGACTGCAAAGTTTTGATTGGCAAGCCTGTCATGCGAATAAAAGAAATCTCGACTTGATGGTTGTTCTGCCTTTGGTTTGCGCAAATCATCAAGCCACCCCATTGTCTACCTCCGGCTCGCCTTCAGGCATTGTGACTTCCTGCTCAGGAACTGGCTGCGGTGTTTCAAGTAATCCACCAGCTTGCGTTGCTTCAAGCTCGGCCTCGACATCAAAGTCATCACCAAGCACTTCGCCTGCTTCAAGCTGCAGCAATAATGTTTCTTGTGTCACCGTGCCAGCGGTGTAAAGCTGCAACAACGCTTGAATCTCTTGTGGCTCAAGCCTTGCGCCCATAAAGTCACGATTGACAAGGCTGCTGCCAGCTTGTGACTCCTGCAAGTAATCAGCGTGAAACCGCAGGCAGTTGTCGATCATGTCCTGCATTTGCTGGGCCACCACCATCATCGTGCTGTCGCCTTGGCTGCGATCAATCCGTTTTGACTCGGCAGTTTCTGCGCTGAGCTTTGCACCCATCACAGCGGCCAAGCCAAGATCATTGATCTGCAAAACAATTTGGTCAAGCCTGCGAAACTGTGCGTCGTAGCTGTTGCCAGCCGGTTCTATGTATTGGGCCGAGCTTCCTTCCGGAAGGCTGAGTGCTTCACCTGGCCCTGCGCTGATTTCTTCTGCTGCTGCAGGAAAACCAAACAACGCAAGCATCGGCACTGCACTGATGTGCAATTGATTTCCAAGATCTGATTGCACTTGATAGTGCTGCAGGTTCAGCTCAGCAATATCAGCCAACGGTGGGAACGATTCCAAAACGCCAATCCTGTTGGAATAAGCAACGCTGAACGGAATCTCGCTCAAACTTGTTGTGCCTTCATCAACAACACGGAAGTCCCCTTTTTGATCTTTCTGAAAGATCTCAAATGCGCTAGGAGTCAAGACACGCACTTGCTCAACTTGCTTTTCGCCGTACAAGCCATCAGGGACAATTACTTTTTCAAATAGTCGAAGCTGCGTCAGTTTCTGTTGGCCATCGGCCATTTCAGTGCGCCAGCCAAGAATGTCCCTTGGCGTGTATGTAATCCAGTAAGGGCGGCCATTGTCTCCAGACTTCGGCGCATCAACAAGAACGCCAACATGCCCGTAGCGGATGCAAATGCGCGATGTGTTGTAAAGCCATGTCTGCAGATCATTCCCCTGCAGGTCAACGTCGAACAATTGTTCGCGGATTTGATCAGAAACATCGTCAAGCCTGACTGGCTTACGCGTCAACATGCCCGCCAACATGCGCTCAAGTCTGACGTAATAAGGCGCTAAAACTGAACGCTGCAGTCTGTTGTCATAAGACTCGTCTAATTCTCTCGGTTCTTGAGGTAAAAATTTGCGCGTGCCTTTTCTGATCTTGTATGTGCCACCAAGTAAATGTTCGATTAATCCCCAATGCGGTTCTTGATTAACCCAAGCCGTACTGGGGTCGTTCACCTGAGTGACGTTGCCAACACGTTGGCGACCACCAGAAAAGCCTGAATACACAGTTAAATCCCGCCCGATGCCGTCAGTTTAGTAAAGCCTGATGCCAGTGCCTCGGCCAGCGCGAGCATGAATCATGCTGAAATCGCGGTAGACAAGATAACCAAGTGCGTCATTCATGTGATCATAACCC